TTCGACGACTCGACGGGTACGTTCGAGCTGGAAAACCAGCCGGAGAATTTCGGCAACGGCGTTCTTTACATTCTGAAAAAGGAAGGATAACCAACCATGTCCCGGCAACCCTCGGTGATGAAACACCAATTCTCGCAAGTACCGCGTGCGGAGATTCCGCGGTCGAAGTTCGACCGTTCTTTCGGTCATAAAACGACGTTCGACGCATCGGTTCTCGTACCGGTGTTCGTCGACGAGGCGCTGCCGGGCGACACGTTCAACGTGCGCATGACGGCGTTCGGGCGTCTTGCGACGCCCATCTTCCCGATCATGGATAACATGTTTCTCGACTCGTTTTTCTTCGCGGTGCCTTTCCGTCTGGTATGGGACAACTGGCAGAAGTTCAACGGCGAGCAGAAAAACCCCGGCGACTCGACCGATTTCACCATTCCTCAAAAGGTGTCTCCGGCTTCGACCGGCTATTCGGCGAATTCTCTCGAGGACTATTTCGGACTCCCGGTCGGGGTTCCGAATCTTTCTCACAGCGCGTTGTGGCATCGCGCGTACTATCTGATCTGGAACGAGTGGTTCCGTGATCAAAATCTGCAAGACTCTCTTGTGTTCCCCACGACGGACGGGCCCGACGCGACCGCGTACGTTCTGCAGAAGCGCAACAAGCGCCACGACTATTTCACCTCCTGCTTGCCGTGGCCCCAGAAGGGTCCCGGCGTGTCGATTCCTCTCGGCACGTCCGCGCCGGTTATCGGGACGGGCATCGCCTTGGGTTTGACCAACGGCGTCTCGAATTATGGTCTCGCGACGAATCCGGGGCCGACGGGTTTCTTGGCGTACACGTCTGACTATCAGGGGCCGGATGGCGGCCCTTCGAGTAGTGTCGGCGGTCCTGCGGCGTCGCAGCGGTTCGGTGTGTCAACCGATCCGGCCGGTTCCGGGATGATCGCTGACCTGTCAACCGCGACTGCGGCGACGATCAACAGCCTTCGTCAAGCGTTTCAGATTCAGAAAATCTATGAGCGCGACGCCCGGGGCGGCACGCGCTATACGGAGCTGATCCGTGCACACTTCGGCGTGACATCTCCGGACGCGCGGCTGCAGCGTCCTGAGTTTCTCGGCGGCGGTAGCACGCCGATTAACATCTCTCCTATTCCGCAAACGAGCGCCAGCGGCGCGTATGCCGATTCGCCGCAGGGCAACCTGGCGGCCATGGGGACCGTGCTTGCCAACGGTCACGGGTTCACTCAATCGTTCACCGAGCACTGCCTTATCATCGGCATGGTTTCGGTTCGTGCGGACCTGACCTATCAGCAAGGTCTCGAGCGGATGTGGTCTCGCAAGACGCGGTTTGACTACTACTGGCCCGCGCTCTCGCACATCGGCGAGCAGGCCGTTCTGTCGAAGGAAATCTTCGCGGACGGCACGGCTGCCGACGAAGACGTTTTCGGCTATCAAGAGCGGTACGCGGATTACAGATACAAGCCGTCGAAGGTTACCGGCGAATTCCGCAGCTCGTTTCCGCAGTCTCTCGACGCGTGGCATTTGTCGCAAGACTTCGCCACTCGTCCGGTTCTGGACGAAACGTTCATTCAGGAAAACGTCCCTGTCGACCGCGTGATAGCGGTCACGGACGAGCCACACTTCCTGCTCGACACCTACTTCAAGTTCACCGCAGCGCGTCCGATGCCTGTCTACGGCGTGCCGGGGTTGATCGATCATTTCTGATCATGAACTTCCTCGACTACGCTGTCCCGGCGTTCGGCACGATCGCTTCCTTCTTCGGAGGGGAGCGTCGTAATGATCAACAGGCTGCCGTTAATTCGGCGCAGATGGCATTTCAGGAAAGGATGAGCAACACGAGTCACCAGCGTGAGGTCGCGGATCTCCGCGCAGCTGGTCTCAATCCCATTCTGTCGGGCACCGGCGGCATGGGCGCAAGTTCCCCGCAGGGAGCCGCGTGGCAGGTGCTTGACACGATCTCGCCCGCGGTCTCCTCCGGCTATGCCGGCGGCTCACTTGCCAAGGAGCTGAAAAAGCGCGATGAGGAAATCGAGCTACTCAAAAAAGAGGCCCGGATAAAGGAGCCTTACGCGAAGCTAGGCGATGCCGGGTCCCTCGGTCTGGATACGATCCAGACGCTGCTCAAGACGTTCATGGAAACGATGATCGAGAAATTTACTCCCGGCTCCGCGAAGGCGGCGCTGCCGGGCGTGACTAATCCCGATGTGTCCAGGCTCGACGTGCCTGGACTAAACGTGCCACGGACGGAAGGCGGCGCTGAGGTAACAAAAACCCTTGTCGACCGGCTGGAGGACCTGCTCGGCACAAACTCCGCGAAAGCGGGAAAGGCGGCAATCGAAGATACGCCTACAACGAAGGGGACGGCTGTGAAGCTGCCCTCCGGTGAAATCGTCCGCTTCCATCTCAAGGGGACCCGGGAAGAACAACTCCGGGATGCCCGGCTGATTCCGGACCCTGAGCACCGGCGCGCAGCAATCAAGCACGTGCTCGAAAAAACGCACTACGTCCGGCAACGCAGAGGCGACTGAGAAGTCACCCTCCTGCAAAACAAAACAGACTCCGCAGCCACGATAACGGTTGCGGGGTCTCAACCCCAACTCGGAGCAAGCAGAACTATGAAAACTTCACCCTCTCCAATCTCTCCCACCTTACCCCTTCAACAATCTGCGGCGACTTACTACAGAACCAAAGCAACCCCTCGGCTGCGTCTGTCCATGTCTTTCCCCGAACGGGGCAAGACCAAACAGGAATTCAAGGACGAGTGCGACATCAATGTCATCATGGGTCGCTACCAAAAAACGGGCATCCTCCCTCAAGACCTCAACCAAAAGATGCCCCACTATGCGGACGTCACCGGCTACGACTTCCAGCAGGCAATGCAAACCGTGGCGCAAGCCCGGTCCCTGTTCGAAGCCCTCCCGTCCGACATCCGGGCACGTTTCGAAAACGACCCGGCAAAACTCCTAGACTTCGTCCACGACCCCTCCAATCGCGCTGAGAGCCTCGCAATGGGCTTTCTGGACCCGGAAGCCTTGGCTCGGCTCGAAGTCCTCACAGACGCGCAACAGACGCGTCCTGAGCGGTCTTTCGTAGACCTCGACAAACCCAAACCGCCGCCCGCGGAAGCGGACAAAGCGGCAAAATAATTCACTGGGCCTATCTATATTACTTGTTCCCCAATAGGCCCAGTGACACCAAATCAAGGAAAAAGGCTATGCTTCTGCTGTGGCTGAAGGATGCAATCTTGATCGTGTCACTACTCTACCTTACCGGAGGTATCAAAAATGTTCAGGAAATCAATGAGTCGGAGCGGTTCCAAGCGAAATTTCACGAGAAATGCGGGGACCCACCCCAAAAATCTGCGTGGCAACCCGATGAGGGGCGGCATCCGTCTGTGAGCGATGCCATGCTACCGGCCTGTCCAGATCAACAAGGCGGGCTACGCTGATCTCCGACAGACGGTCGCTTGCGGCCGGTGCATCGGCTGCCGGATCGACCGCTCTGCGGAGTGGGCGGCGCGGCTCACGCACGAAAACAAACTCCACGAGGAATCGTGTTTTTTGACCCTGACATACTCCGACGAGAACATCCCTTCCACCGGATCGTTGAACAAGCGCGACTTTCAGCTGTTCATGAAGCGGCTGCGCAAGGTGTGTCCCAACCGGATACGGTTCTTCCACTGCGGGGAATATGGGGACGACAAGGGTCGACCGCACTACCACGCAATCATCTACGGCTACCGGCCCGACGACCTAAAACACCGGAGGAACGGCGCGAAAGGCCATCCGCTGTACAGCAGCGAAAAGCTCGACGCGCTCTGGGGCCACGGCCACGTGTGGGTCGGAGAAGTTACGCCTCAGTCCTGCGGGTACGTGGCCCGCTACGTAATGAAAAAAATCAACGGCCAACAGGCCGAACGTCACTACGAAAAAATCGATCCGTTTACCGGCGAAATCGTGAAGCTGCTGCCGGAATACGTGACGATGTCTACGAAGCCCGGGATCGGGCGTCTGCACTATGAAAAATTCAAGGCTGACATCTACCCCGCGGACGAAGTTATCATCGCTGGAAAACAGCGACGCGTCCCGAAATACTATGATCGACTACTACGAAAGGAGGACCCCGACCTTTACGCATCTCTCAAAGTTCGTCGAGTTAATCGTGCAAGATCTCAGAGCAAGGACAACACTCCCTCCCGCTTGCGGGTGCGAGAGGAAGTCCGACTCGCAAAACTATCACAACTGAAAAGGGAACTTAAATGAAAAGCGTCATGGCAATCTTCGATACCAAGGCCGGGATGTTTCACGCACCTTGGTTCGCTCCCACGGTCGCGGCTGGCAAGCGCGACTTCTCCGGGATCGTCAATGACCCGAGCAGCGTGGTCGGGAAGTATCCGGAGGATTTCGTTCTATTCGGCTTCGGCACGTTCGACGACTCGACGGGTACGTTCGAGCTGGAAAACCAGCCGGAGAATTTCGGCAACGGCGTTCTTTACATTCTGAAAAAGGAAGGATAACCAACCATGTCCCGGCAACCCTCGGTGATGA